ACCGCAGTGATGCGCGCCTCCACCGATCAGGGCATCGAGCTGGTCATGCAGAAGTTCTACGACATCAACACGATGAAGACCAAGTACCGCTTGGACACTCTCTTCGGTGTCGTGTGCAAGCAGCCTGAAATGGCCGGCATCATGATGTTCAGCCAAACCTAAGCTGATTGAGGGAAGGGGCTTCGGCCCCTTTCTTCAACCTTCAGGAGACTAACGTGCCACTCAAACAAGGTTACAGCAAAAAGTCCGTGTCGGAGAACATCCGCCGCGAAATGAAGTCCGGTAAACCTCAGAAGCAGGCAGTTGCCATTGCGCTGAGTATGGCAAAGAAAGCCAAGGCCGCAACCAAGAAAGGTGCCAAGAAATGACTGAACAAGTTCAAGCTGCCGACGACCAGTTCCCCACGCTCGTCTACAAGGGTCATGGCCCACACTCTCGCGCCGGTGGCACGTACGACTACGCAGCCGCCGACAGCCAAGAAGACCTCGACGCCAAGTTGGCCGATGGTTGGTTTGCCACGCTGCCTGAGGCCATTGACGCCCACGACAAACCTGCGGTTGTGAAGTCCGATGCTGCTCCTCCGACCCGCAAAGAACTCGAGACCAAGGCCAAAGAGTTAAGCATCAAGTTCGACAAGAAGACGACCGACGCTGAACTTGGCGCGGCGATCACTGAAGCACTCGCCAAGGAGTAATCATGGGCTGGACTAAGCGCCAATTCGTCACACAGGCCTTCGAGGAAATCGGGTTGGCGGCTTACGTCTTCGACCTGACGCCTGAGCAGCTACAAAGTGCCCTTCGCCGACTTGACTCCATGATGGCGTCTTGGAACGCCAAGGGCATTCGCCTGGGCTACCCCATTCCCTCGTCTCCTGATGACAGCGACCTTGATGAGCAGACCAACGTGCCTGACTCAGCCAACGAGGCCATTTATACCAACCTGGGTGTGCGCCTGGCGCCAAGTTTCGGCAAGACTGTGTCGCCAGATGCTAAAGGCATTGCCAAAACCACGTACGACACATTGATGTCACGTGCAGCCATGCCTCTTGAGCAACAGATGCCAGGTACCATGCCATCAGGTGCCGGTAACAAGCCATGGCGCACCTATGACGACCCGTTCTTGCGCCCACCGTCAGATCCAGTACTCGCTGGTCAAGATGGTCCCATCGAATTAAACTGAGGAGTCATCATGCCCACAATCAATCAACTCTCTGGACTTAGTCAACTCTCAAGCGGCGATTTGCTTCCTGTCTATGTGCCAAACAATGGTGACGCGCGCAAAGTCTCCATTGGCCAACTGCTTGCTTTCTTCCAGCAGCAGTTTGCCTCGCCTACGCTTGCTACTCAACTTGCCACACCTGGTACTGGTTTCAACGTCGCCATCCAGACACCGGTCAGCGAGCAGCAGTGGTTGATCATTCAGCCTGCCGGCACGCTGGCCACCGGCACAGTCACCCTGCCGCTGAATACCCAGACGCCTGATGGCACTGAGGTGCTGATCACGACCACCCAGCAGATCACAGCTTTCACACTGGCGTTGAACGGGGCTGCTGCGGCGTTTGGCGCACCCACAACTCTTGCCGCCAACGGCTCGTTCCGCGTGCGCTATTACGCGACCACAAATAGCTGGTACCGCATTGCTTAAGGTGAATTGAATGCAGATCCCAATCCTCAACGGCATCTACGCAGGCAGCGAACCTGAACTGCGTACAAGTTATCCAGTCAACATGGTGCCAGTGCCAAAACAGTCTGGCATCAGTAATGGCTTTCTCCGGCCGGCCGACGGATTGGTGTCTGAAGGCTCGGGTCCTGGTGTTGACCGTGGCGGCATCAATTGGAATGGAACCTGCTACCGTGTCATGGGCACCAAGCTTGTGAGTGTGTCAAGTAATGGCACCGTGACTGTACTCGGTGACGTTGGCGGCCCCGTCGACGCACTGGTGACGATGGACTACAGTTTTGATCGACTAACCATCGCGTCAGGAGGTCGGTTGTACTACTGGAACGGGTCACTTGTACAAGTAACCGACCCAGATCTAGGCGTGGTTCTTGATGTAGTGTGGGTTGATGGTTACTTCATGACGACTGATGGCACTAGTTTGGTAGTCACTGAGTTGAATAATCCAACTCAGGTCAACCCATTGAAGTACGGTTCGTCTGAAGCAGACCCAGATCCTGTCGTGGCGCTCGTCAAGTTGCGCAATGAGGTGTATGCACTTAACCGCAATACGATTGAGGTCTTTGACAACATTGGCGGAGACTTCTTTCCATTCCAACGAATCGACGGCGCTCAGATTCAAAAGGGCGTGATTGGTACGTTCGCCTGTTGCGTATTTGTTGAGACAATTGCCTTCCTCGGTAGCGGGCGCAACGAGGAACCTGGTATTTACCTTGGCGCTAATGCCACGGCAAACAAAATCAGCACCCAAGAAATAGACCAGATTCTGCTCCAATACACTGAAGACCAATTGGCGACAGTGAAACTTGAGGCCAGGAATGACAAGAGTCATCAGCATCTGTACGTCCATCTGCCTGACCGCACGTTGGTCTATGATGCGGCCGCCTCGGGCGTTCTTGAGGAGCATGTTTGGTTCACATTGACCACAAGTGTCGCAGGTTTCAGTCAGTACAGGGCGAGAAACTTTGTCTGGGCCCATGGCAAGTGGTTGGTCGGTGACCCACAATCTTCGGTGGTCGGTTATATGTCTCAGGACGTCAGCAGCCATTGGGGTCAGATTGTTCGTTGGGAGTTTGGCACTCTAGTTGTTTACAATGAAGGACGCGGGGCAATTTTCAATGAGCTGGAACTTGTGGCCTTAACTGGTCGCGTCGCCCTTGGAAGTGACCCAATTATCTCAACCAGCTATTCGGTCGATGGGCTTGCTTGGAGCCAAGATAGGTCCATAAAGGTCGGATCAATTGGAACCACAAAGAAAAGACTGGTGTGGTTCCAACAAGGACACATGCGCAATTGGCGCATCCAGCGTTTCCGCGGTGACAGCCAGGCCCATGTTGCATTTGTAAGACTTGAGGCTCAGATCGAAGGGTTGGCGTACTGATATGGCTACTCAAAAACTCAACATCACTCGCGACCAACTTGCTACCTTCCTCAAAAACCACGAGCTGGTCAAGCAGTTTGAGAAACTGGTTCAGATCGTTGACGAGGTGGCACCGAGCAGCGATACTCAAGGTATCGGCATTCAAGCTGCTAATGCTGATGCAACGGCCAATGAGGCCCTGTCCAGCATTATCAGACTTGCACAAGACGTTGCTATAGATGTTGGCAACGCCGACCAGAAGGCAACTCAGGCGCTTGATACTCTGAACCGTATTGCAGACGCCTTAGAGTTTCTTGCCCAAGCCCCGGCAAAGCCAACTTGTGCAGAAGCACAAGACTTAGACCTCTCGCCACTAGTGCAAATCGGCACACTGGGAGAGCAGCAGGCGGATCGAGTTGACATCAAAGGAGGAGTTGTTTCGGCGCGGTTGAAGAACAACCAGACCATACTGCTTGAGGCTACATCAACTTTGTCAGATGGGTCTGCGCTTGAAGCTGGCACGTTGCTCAATGCACCAGCTGCTGGTAACCCAACAAAGTGGGTCGCCATAGATGATAATGGCACCACGCGTTATATTCCAACTTGGTAAGGAGAATCACATGTCAGTCAACGTCAAAACCATCATTCAATCCAAACAAGCTGAGTCTGCGCAAACTACTCAGTACACAGCCACAAATTGCAAAGCTATAGTGGACAAGTTCACTGCCACAAACACGTCAGTTTTGAATCAGACCATTTCAGTTAACCTTGTGGCATCAGGTGGGTCAGTTGGAGACTCAAACCTTGTTGTCAAGAACCGGTCCATCGCTCCAGGTGAAACCTACACCTTCCCAGAACTTGTAGGGCAGGTCCTTGAGCCAGGAGCATTCATCTCCACAATTGCCAGTGTTGCCACAGCCGTGACTATCCGATCCAGTGGCCGTGAAATAACCTAGTGGTTTACAAAGTGGCCAGATACGTGTTAGTATCTGGCCACCTGTGGTACTAGGGACCACAGCAGCTGAGCCTAACGAGCAGCCAGCAGCTCATACCGCCCTGAAAAAGGAGAGTTTGAATGCTGGCTGAAGCTAAATCCCACAGTATTGTGGACCAGTCTAAGATTGAGCAAGTGGAGTCCCACTTGCTAGACCTTCCACAGGTCGAATGCCCTGTTGTCCACCACTTCGGCCCGGGTATCTATATCCGGGAAGTCACCCTGCCTGCCGGCACGCTTGCCATCGGCCACGCCCAACGGCTCGAGCACCTCAACATCATGCTGACAGGCGCCGTTGCCATGGTTGGTGATGACGGGCAAACCAAGGTGCTGCGAGCGCCCATGATCTTTGTGGGCAAACCCGGGCGCAAGCTCGGCTACGTGCTCGAGACCTGCATCTGGCAGAACGTCTACGCCACCGAGGAGCGGGACATCGACAAGCTTGAATCGATGTTCCTTGACAAGAGCTCCACATGGCAGGCCCACGCCGAAGCCGCCAAGCAGCTTGAGTCATACCACCGCCGCGAAGACCGCGAAGACTTTGATCTTGTGGTACGACTTGCCGGCTTTACTCCAGACGTCGTGCGAGCCCAATCAGAAAACCTACATGACCAGATTGCCATGCCCGAAGGGTTTGGCACTAAGTTGACTATCCGATCATCTGCCATCGAGGGTCTTGGCGTGTTCCTCAGCTCTCCTGCTGAAGCAGATGAGGTTCTTGCGCCAGCTCGTGTCCTAGGCCGCCGCACCCCAGCTGGTCGATATACCAACCACTCAAAAACTCCCAATGCTAAGTTCGTCAAGGACGAAGATGGCACCATCTGGCTTGTGTCCATGCGACGTATCGCTGGTTGCGCTGGTGGCAGTCAGGGAGAAGAGGTCACGGTCGACTACCGACAAGCTCTCGCCCTTTCTGGCATCAATCTAATCGAAGGAGAATCACAATGAGCGGAATCGCAACGGCCGTGGTGGCCGGTTCAGTCATCACTGGCGCGATGTCAAGCAAAGCACAAAAATCAGCATCCAGTGAGGCTGCTGGTGCTCAGACTGAAGCTAGTGCGGCATCAATTGCTGAGCAGCGACGACAGTTCGACGCCGTGCAAGAGCTTTTGAAGCCGTACGTCACGGCTGGTCAGGGCGCCATCGAGGCCCAGCAGGGTCTTCTCGGTTTGGCAGGGCCTAAAGCTCAGCGGCAAGCAATTGCGGGCATTGAGTCATCCCAGCAGTTTCAATCGATGATGGAGCAAGGCGAGAACGCCATCTTGCAGAACGCGTCGGCAACTGGCGGACTGCGCGGCGGGAATGTCCAGGCAACTCTTGCTCAGTTTCGTCCGCAATTGCTGAGCCAGCTGATTGAATCGCAGTTCAGCAAGCTTGGTAACATCTCAGGACTGGGCCAAGCCTCGGCCGCCGGACAAGCTGCCGCAGCCCAGCAGACTGGTGCCAATATCGGAAATGCTCTGACGCAGCAAGGTCAAGCTGCTGCCGGTGCGGCTCTGGCATCTGGTCAGGCGCAAGCTCAGATGTGGGGCAATGTCGGCAGCTCCATTGGCAATGTCGCCACGCTCAAAGCTTTGAAGGTGTTTTAACATGGCACAACCATTCAACTATATGCTCAACGTCCCTGATCCGACCCAGTCGGTTATGGGCGGAGTACAAAATGCCCTAGGCATTTCCAACATGATGTCTCAGCGTAACCTCGCTGAGCAAAAAGCCCTTGACCTTCAAGCGGCTCGTGAAAAACAAGCACAGATGGATGCTGATCTTGGCGCGCTGTCTCAGAACCCGACTCCATCTGCTTTGACTGGTATGATGGTCAAGTACCCCAGCTTGAGCGAGAACTTCAAGAAGACCTACGACGTACTCAGCTCTGAGCAAAAAGACTCTCGCATCAAACAAGCCTCACAAGTATACGCAGCCATGCAGGCGGGAAAACCTGAGGTGGCTCAGCAGCTTCTTCTTGAGCAGGCCGCAGCTGCGCGCAACGCTGGAATGGAGCAGGATGCAAAGGCTGCTGAAACAGTGGCAGAGCTTGTCAAGTTAAATCCAGCAACAGCTGAGACCTCCACAGGTCTCTTTCTTGCTTCGGCCATGGGTCCTGACAAATTTGCCGAAACATTCACAAAGCTTCAGGGCGAACGTCGTGAGGCTGAGTTGCAGCCGTCTAAGTTGACTGAATCTCAGGCCAAAGCCCAGAAGGCCGCGGTCGAAGCCAAGTTTGCCGAGTCTGGTGCAGTGCTTGACCTTCAGAAGAAAGGTTGGGACATCACGAAGATTCAAGAGGACATTAAGATCGCCAAGCAGAACGCGTCAATCGCAGCCATGAACGCTCAGATTGCTCGTGAAGGCAACCAGATCAAGCGCGAAGAAAACCAACTCAAGCTTGCAGATATGGTCCAGAAGCGCGATTCTGCCGTCCGTGAAAAAGCTGCAGACCTTGAGTCTGCTCGTACGAACATGGACAACATGCTCAACACAGCCGACCGCATTTTGAAGACACCAATTGGCGTGATTGGTTCTGCCGCCGGCCCTGTGTCATCTCGCATGCCCACACTCAGCCAGGACACGGCTGACTTTGAAGCCTTGGTCGAAACTCTTGGTTCTCAGTCATTCCTGGCCCAGATCCCTAACATCAAAGGCATGGGTGCACTGTCCAATGCTGAAGGTGAGAAGCTCCAAGCTGCGCTGCAGAACTTCAGTTTGAAGCAATCTCCTGAACGCCTGCTTGAGAACGTTCGTGAGGCACAGCGACTGGTCATGAAAGCACGCAAGAACATGACTGCTCGCTCAGGTCTTCCCGAGACTATTCCTGACACACCTGCCGTGAGCACGTCCGGTGGCGACATTGACGCGCTTGTCAAGAAGTACACACAGGGAGCTCGCTAATGGCAACACTCCAAGAACTTGAGCAAGCCTTGGTCAATGCCGACAAGGCAGGTGACCTTGATGCCGCTCGGCGCTTGGCTGCTGTGCTTGTCAAGGCACGCCAAGATACTGCA